AGGACGAGGAGAAAACTCCACAAACCTTCGACGGTTTTGTGAAGTCTCAGGTAAAAGAAAGAATGGAAGATCAACGAAAAAAATTCTATAAACGAATGACCTAGATTCAAAAATTAATGCCTTCATAAGGTGGGATCTAAAATTCTTATGGAGGTTGCAAAATGGCACACTTATGGGTAAATGATAGTGGTGTCCATTTCAGTCCAGAATTGTCTAAGTTTTTGAGATATTCGGCTCAGCCGAGTCTCAAATTCCGTCAGTTCGCGGATGTGAAGGATGCCATGGGGAAGAGTCAAGGCGATAGCTTTAACTTCCCCAAAGTTGCCAACGTAACCCTTCCAGGTGCTAAGTTAGTGGAAACAGCGACGGTGCATCAAGCCAGTCAGACAATAACCAAGGGAACTCTTGCAATTACTGAGTTTGGTAATTCTATTCCCTTTACTTTCAAGATTGACACACTCTCCCAGTTCGACTTGGAGATGATAATTGAGAAAGGGTTAAGAGATGATTTGGTCAAAATTCTTGATGCCTCAGTTCATGTACAGTTCGATGCTTGTCAGCTTCGGGCTGTCGGAACTACAACCGCTGCACAAACAGTTACCACTGACGGTACAGCTACTGCGACAAATACTTCAGTTCTGAATGAGTATCATATTCGGAAAATGAAGTTGGAACTCGAAAAGCGTAATGTTCCCGTTTTTGACGGCGATACTTATGTTTTCATTGGTTCACTCGAAGCAGTGGAAAGTTTGGAAGGCTCGTTGGTTAGTATTAACCAGTATACGGAAATTGGGTACAGCAAAATCTTCAATGGTGAACAGGGCATGCTTCATGGTGTCCGTATCGTCAAAGAAAATAATGCCACTCGTTATACGTATGATCTTGATACCCCTACTGCCCCTGTTGCTAAGACATGGAGTGGAGGGTTTTCAGGAGAAGGTTTCATGTTTGGTAAGGACACTGTGATGGAAGGCGTTGCCGTTCCTGAACAGGTTCGTGCGAAAGAAGTTACCGATTATGGTCGATCCAAGGGACTTGCATGGTATTTCCTTGGAGGTTGGCAGTTAATTTGGGAAGATGAGCCCAATGCTAAAATCATAAAGTGGGATTCAGCCGCTTAATAAAGGAGACTACAATGACTAAAGGTTTATATGACACAACTCCACAAGCCATGGTTCTTGGAGAATCCGGAGGTATCACAGTCGCTGGAACGGCTGCTGCTGATGCCGAGCTGCTTAGGATTCCCATTAATCGTGACATCAAAGTTGACGCAATCCGCTTAGTCGCTATGACTGGTGGAACAGCCGACGGACCTACAGTGCAAATTCAAAAATCACTGGCGGGAACGGGAGCTGCGTCAGATATCGCGACACAGAATGTTGGAACGTCTGCTGACAGTACGCAGTTTGACTTGACAGTGACGCAAACCGACTTAGCTGAAGGGGACGTGCTTATTGTGTCTAACGCTGCTGGAACAGCGGCTTCGACACCTAAAGTTGTCCTGAATATCGAGTATCGGTACGACTTCGACTAAAAGTTTAAAGGGTTAAAGGGGATTGCTGGTTAGCTTCGGCTAGCCAGCGTCCCTAAGACCTGAAAGGGTGGGAAGATGAGGCCAGCAATTTTTGCCGCAAAGAAGTTAGTTCCATTAAATGCCATAGGTGCTGAAATAGGTGTGGGATATGGAAAACATGCACAATCCATATTAACTAACTGGCCTGAAGTTAAATTGCATTTAATCGATGATTTATCAGAAAGTAGAGACTACATTTTAACAGCTCTTAGAGTTTTACAGCCTTTTGAAAAGCGGATTACGTGGCACTTAAAATCGTCAGTATTAGCAAGCTCTAGTATCGATAACCTAAGTTTAGATTTTATTTATATTGATGGCGATCATTCTTATACTGGTGTGAAAGACGACATCAGAGTGTGGCTTCCAAAAGTCAAAAGAAACGGTGTTTTGGGTGGGCATGACTACACTAACTTATCCGTTCCTGGCGTTAAACAAGCTGTAGATGAATTTACTAAAACCGCTAAGTTCAAGCTCTATCGTAATCAACTAGATTGGTGGGTTAGCAAGACATGAAGAAAAAACTTCTGTTGATCGCTTACAGGGCTTGGGGTGACTTTTTGTACACAGTTCCATCACTCACGATATTAAATCGGGAATACGATATTTACTTAGAAACGAATTGGAAGATATGGAATTTAGTTCATAACGACCCTAGATTTAAGCATGTATCCACATTCATCTACGAGAAGTACCCAAAAGAGCAGTGGGCAAATTTATTTGTGAAAAGATGGAAAGCAGTAGAAGACGAGATTAAGCCAGACAAAGTTATCAATTTAAACGGTTCTTTAGAAGTCCATTGTATCGCAGAGAATTTTCAAGAGGAGTTCTACTTACCGCATAAAGAACGTAGAGAGCATTTCGGTCAACGATCATTTTATGACGCTGTATTCGAAAGATGTGGAATTGAGCCACCAAATGAACCGAAACTCGATGAGCTGTACTATTCACCAGAAGAGATCAAAAGTGTAGAGGATTGGCGTAAGAGAGAGAAAAATTCGTTTATAATTATCATGCCTATTGCAGGAAGTACCAGTCAGAAGGTTTTACACCCCTTTCTAGAATGGACGGATAAGTTGTTAAAGAGATACCCGAAAGCAAAGATTTACTTATCTGGTGACAACAAATGTAAGTTGGTGGTTCCTAAAAAACATCCAAGAGTCAAAAACCTTTGCGGGTCAGACATACCAATAAAACAGAATTTTTTGATGACGAAGTACGCAAACTACGTTATCGGGCCTGAGACAGGGACATTAGTAGCTGCTGGAATGTGGGGTACTCCTAAAACGATGCTCTGCACAACTTCGAATGTATATCAGTGTGTGAAGTATCATAAGAATGACCATTCCATCCAGGCCCCTATTTATTGCAGTCCTTGTCACAGGGCGATATACTTCGATACAGACTGTGAGCAGATGATGGGGAATGTTGCTACTAAAAGTCTTTATCCGGCATGTGCAAAGTCATTTAACTTAGAGTATATTTTACCGCATATAGACATGTATTACAACAGATTTTCGGCAAGGGGAAACTTTGGCCCCCACCTTCCAAGGAAGTACCCTTGCCCGTAATTTTAGGAGGTGGATTATGAGAGTGGCTAAGGTATATGTATCAGCAAAACTGTTGTCAGATGTTTTATTTCCATCAGATACGGTAGTCCACAATGTGAGGAAAAGTAATTTTGGAGACAGTTTTGAGTTTTGGGTAGAACACAGCAGTCTATCGGACATAAGCGACTCTGAAGAGTTACCATTAAAGCGTGTGGTTGTATCAAGTAGATCAGACCGCGTATTCAAATAAGAAGGTGGGATCAATGTTTACGATGAACATATACGATAAGTCATACTATGAAAGGTATGTTAAACAAGCTAAATCAGAGCTAGGTAAGAAGATCTATAAGGCTCGATGGGAGTTAATAAAGAAATATGTTGATGAAGGTAAGTTACTGGATTATGGTTGTGGACCCGGTGCTTTCAACGCAGCTTGTCCCGGTGGTTTTGAGCTTCATGGGTTTGATATAAACCCTTCTTGTGGATTCTCTAAAATAGACCATTGGGAACGATGGAACATCGTTACATTTTGGGATAGTTTAGAACATATACCAGATTTCTATCGCGAACTTAAACGATTGTCTCCTAAATGGTTGTTTATTACATGTCCCAACCTTGAAGCTGTTAAAGGCGATATTAAAGATTGGAGACATTATAGACCGGGAGAACATCTCTTTTATTTTGATAAGTATAGTTTAGAAGTCATTTTAGAGTCTTTAAGGTATAAAATAATAGACCATAATTTTGATGAGGGTAAATTACGCAACCCGAATAACCCAGATTGGATAATGACCGTTGTAGCAAAACGAGACTGGGAATAGAAAATGTATCTAATGGTTAAGAAGTCACCTGAGAAGGGACAAAAGAGATTATGCGTAGTTAGGTATGGAGCATGGGGCGATGCTCTTATGGTGTCTCCAACTTTCAAGTATTTCAAACAAGATGGATATCATGTCACCCTAAATTGTACCACAAAGTGTCACGAAGTGCTGCGAACAAATCCATATATAGATGCTTTCTTGTTACAAGACGATGGCGAGATACCGAAAGAGAAGCTGGACGAACACTGGACGAAGCTTTCTAAACAGTTCGATAAATTGATTAATTTTAGTGGGTCTATTGAGACAGCCCTTCTTGTGACAACTGAACAACCTGAGTTTTGGTTAGACAAAGAAAAAAGACATAAGAAATGCGATGTCAATTATTATGATCAGACAATGAGGATCGCGGGTTATCCTAAGATCAAAGGTGAAATTGGGGCATTTTATCCTACAA